AAATAACTCCACCTGTATATTACCCAGGATGGGCTTATGATATAATGAGTACAGACGACTTAGACTTTGGCTCAAATGAGGTTTACCCAGGTGATGCTTCAGCGCATCAATTTTATGGATTTCCAAGAAACGCAGAAGTTCTACAAACAGCAAATGAAAACATAGAATAAAAATGGCTACAAAAAAAGCACCATCTAAAAAGAAATCCAAAGGCTATTACACTAAAGTAAAAAAAGGTAGCGGTAAGGGATCAAAAGCAGGAGGAGGTATGTCTAAAAAAGGCGTAGCTAAATACAGAAAAGATAATCCTGGTAGTAAGTTAAAAACAGCAGTAACAACACCTCCATCAAAATTAAAAAGAGGAAGCAAGGCTTGGAAGCGTAGAAAATCTTTTTGTGCTAGATCAAAAAGCTGGAAATCTGAAAGAGGTAAGGCTGCTAGAAGAAAATGGAATTGCTAAATGAAAAACAAGAAAAAGTTTAAAGATACTAAAGTTGGTCAGTTTTTATTAAAAAAGCTGCCTGGCTTCGTATCAGGAAGTTTACCAGACAAAGGCATATTAGGTGTTGTTAAAAACTTAATAGACTCTGATCCTGAAATACCTAGTCAAGATAAAGGATTAATGCATCAAGAACTTGTGGAATTATACAATCTTGAAGTAGCAGATAGAGATAGTGCTCGTAAAAGAGAAGTTGAAAAAGCTAAGACAGGACAGATTGATTTTATGTTCAATTTAACTGGCATAGTAGGTCTTGGTGCTTTTGCTTTTATGATATATGCTATAGTATATTTACAGATTCCTGAATCTAATAAAGAAGTGTGGATACACCTAATAGGTATATGCGAAGGTATAGTTTTATCTATATTCGGTTATTTTTTCGGTGCTGCTGTTAGAAAAAACAAATAACACCTAGAAAGTAATCAACACTTTGCGTAATATATATATAAGTAATTAATAATTAAATCAAATTTAAAATGAGTAAAAAAATCGAACAAGCAGAATTGGCGGAATTAACAAAGCAGCAGAACCTTAAAAATAGAATGCTTACCGACATGGGAACATTAGAAGTGCAGAAAGCGCAAATCGTAGGTTCATTTGCGCAGTTATTAGCTGACGCTGAAAAAACCAGTGCTGCGCTAGAAGAAAAGTATGGCAAAATTACTGTTAATTTAGAAGACGGTAGTTACGAAGAAATGCAAGAACAGTCTGATGAGCAAGCTGATTAGAAAAATAAGCATAGGCACTGACTATAAAAATGAAGCAATGCACTACTCTGTAGGTCAGCAGGTTTATGGAGGGCATTGTATTTCGGATATATTGCACAATCAAAAAGACGGTTCTTATAATATTTACATAACAAAAAATAACGAAGTTATACCGTGGAAGAAATTTAACTCTAACATGGCTATATCAATTGAATATAATTTAGAATACTAATGCAAAGCTTATACAGCTTCATTATAGAGCCTAAAGAAAGTAGGTATACTAATGAAGTAGATATTGGTGGTAAGAAATTAATAATTAATACTACCATGGACGATCATAAGTTTGTCAATAGAGTAGGTATTGTTAAATCGATACCTTTAATCGGTGAAACTGATATACAAGTCAATGACGAAGTTATAGTGCATCACAATATCTTTAGAAGATTTTACGATGTGCGCGGGATAGAAAAGAACAGTAGTGCTTACTTTAAAGAAGATAAGTACTTTTGTTATTACGATCAAATATTCTTATACAACAGAGGCGATAAATGGAGAGCTCCTAGGGATTTTTGCTTTATCAAGCCTATAGTAGAGAATAGTAAAAACTCAATTATAAGCACTCAAAAAGAACAAAAGCATATTGGTATACTAAAATATGGTAATAGTTCTTTAAAAGCGCTTGAAATAAACGAGGGAGACCTCTTAGGTTTCAGTCCTAGTAGTGAGTATGAGTTTTTAATAGATGATGATAGATTGTACCGAATGCGTACTAATGATATTACAATTAAATATGAATACAAAGGAGACGAAGTTGAATATAATCCAAGCTGGGCAAAAGGCTGTGGAAGAACTTATTAAAGTAGCTAAAGAAGCAATTGTAGATTCTGAAGATGATTTATCTGCGGATAGATTGAAAAATGCTGCGGCTACTAAAAAATTAGCAATATTCGATGCGTTTGAAATACTAAACAGAATTGAAGCTGAAGAAAATATATTAAACGAGAATCCTAAAGAAGAAACTAAAGAAAAGTCTTTTAAAGGTTTCGCAGAAGGCAGGTCTAAATGATTTACGAACAAGCATTAGTAAAAATACTAAAAGACTACATAAAGCCTCATACATTAAAAAAAGAAAACAGATACAAGAAGTGGGAGTATGGATATAATAAAGATCATGATATAGTTATTATATCTAAGACAGGTAAGATTGGTGAAGTATATGAAATACAAGGTTTAAAAATAGCACTACCATTAGCTGAAAATAGCTATAAAAGATCTAATGATAAGTTAGAACAAAAATGGGAACATTTAGAGCAGCCTAAAGAATTAAGTAAAATAAAATCAGTATTTGACTGGGAAGAAAGACCTAGTGAATTTAAAAACAAATGGTATGACTATATTGACGAAGAGTTTAAAAGAAGGGAAGAAGGTTTTTGGTTCAATAATAAAGGTAAGCCTACTTATATTACTGGTACTCACTACATGTACTTGCAGTGGTCCAAAATTGATGTTGGGCAGCCAGACTTTAGGGAATCAAACAGATTATTCTATATCTTCTGGGAAGCTTGTAAAGCGGATGTACGGTGTTACGGAATGTGTTATCTTAAGAACAGACGGTCAGGTTTCTCTTTCATGGCATCAGGCGAGACGGTTAATCAGGCAACAATATCCACAGATTCAAGATTTGGCATTTTATCAAAGTCAGGGCCAGACGCCAAAAAGATGTTTACTGATAAGGTCGTCCCCATTTCGGTTAATTACCCCTTCTTCTTCAAACCAATCCAGGACGGTATGGACAGGCCGAAGACAGAACTCGCGTACAGGGTACCCGCGTCAAAGTTTACCCGTAAGAAACTCGACACCAACGAACAACTTAAGGAGATCACCGGTCTCGATACAACGATCGACTGGAAGAACACCGGGGACAACTCGTACGATGGTGAGAAACTAAAACTACTAGTACACGATGAAAGTGGAAAGTGGGAAAAACCAACAAACATATTAAACAACTGGAGGGTAACTAAAACTTGTTTAAGATTAGGTTCTAAAGTAATAGGTAAGTGCATGATGGGTAGTACATCAAATGCTTTAGATAAAGGTGGTGATAATTTTAAAAAATTATATTATGATTCAGATGCCACAAAAAGAAACGCCAATGGACAAACTCGCTCAGGATTATATTCTTTGTTCATACCTATGGAATGGAACTACGAAGGATACATTGATTCTTATGGACTTCCTGTCTTCGAAACGCCTAACAAACCGACTAAAGGGCCTCAAGGTGAATTAATCGATACAGGTGTAATAGAATATTGGGAAAACGAAGTTGAAGGATTAAAGAGTGATCAAGACGGTTTAAATGAATATTATCGTCAGTTTCCAAGAACAGAGAATCATGCGTTTAGAGACGAAACAAAACAATCTTTATTTAATTTAACAAAGCTATACGAGCAAATAGATTACAATGAAGATGCACAAAGAAATGGCTTAGTAACTGTTGGCAGCTTTCAATGGAAAGACGGTGTTAAAGATAGCACTGTAGAATTTATGCCTAACAAAAGCGGTAGGTTTAAAATCAGTTGGGTTCCTAAGTTAGAAATGCAAAATAGAGTTAGATTAAAAAATGGTATAAAATATCCAGCAAATGATCACGTTGGTGCATTTGGATGTGATAGCTATGATATATCAGGAACTGTTGATGGCATAGGATCTAATGGGGCATTACATGGATTAACTAAATATTCAATGGAGGAAGCTCCTGCTAATAGTTTTTTCTTAGAATATGTTGCAAGACCTCAAACAGCTGAAATATTTTTTGAAGATGTACTAATGGCTTGCGTGTTTTACGGAATGCCTATATTAGTTGAGAACAATAAACCTCGACTTTTATATCATTTCAAAAGAAGAGGGTATCGAGGCTATTCAATGAATAGACCAGATAAAACTTATAATAAGCTTTCAATAACAGAAAAAGAAATTGGTGGAATACCAAACTCTTCAAACGACATAAAACAATCTCACGCTGCGGCTATAGAATCATACATAGAAAAATACGTGGGTAGAATAAATGACGGCTACGGAGATATGTATTTTAGCAGAACCCTAGAAGATTGGGTTAAGTTTGATATAAATAACAGAACAAAGTTTGATGCGTCGATTAGTTCAGGTTTAGCTATTATGGCTTGCAACAAAAACCTTTATGCTCCAACGCAAGAAAGAAAAGTTAAAAGTATAAATCTTGGGATAAAAAGGTATGATAATAAAGGGCACAGATCTCAAATAATATAAATAAATGATTAATAAAGCTATAAAAAGTTCTTTTCCAAGCCAAGCGGTTAGCGATATAGAGAAAATGAGTGCTGAATACGGAGCACAAGTTGGTAGAGCTATAGAGCACGAGTGGTTTAATTCTAAAGACGGATACAACGGTAGGAGTGGGTCAGGTAGATATTCTACGTCTAGACAGTCTTTTCACTCTTTAAGATTATACGCTAGAGGAGAACAGTCTGTTAGAAAATATAAAGATGAATTATCTATCAATGGAGATTTATCTTACATGAACCTAGATTGGAAACCTGTGCCAATTATACCAAAGTTTGTTGATATTGTTGTTAACGGTATGGCAGATAGGTCATACGAAATAAAAGCTTATTCACAAGACCCTGCTTCAATACAAGAAAGAACAGATTATGTAACTAAGATAGCTGAGGATATGGCAGCTAAACCGTTTAACGACGCAGTTGCCGGACAATTAGGTATTGATATATACCAAACAGATCAAACCAAGTTACCCGAAACATCGGAAGAACTTGAAATACACATGCAGCTTGAATACAAGCAAGCAATTGAAGTTGCTGAAGAAGAAGCAATAAACAGTGTGTTTGATAAAAACAAATACGAATTAGTATCTAGACGTGTAAAAAGAGATTTAACCGTTATAGGTATTGGTGCTGCTAAAAGTTCATTTAACAAAGCAGAAGGTATTAAAGTAGAGTATGTGGATCCAGTTGATCTTGTATACTCAAATACAGACTCGCCTTACTTTGATGATATATATTATGTAGGTGAAGTAAAAGAAATATACACCAATGAGCTTAAGAAAGAATTTCCTGAGTTAACAGATGAGCAGTTGGAATCTTACCAAGGATACAATACATCTTATACAAACAGCGGGTATAACTCTAAATCAAATGAAAGCAATAGCATATCTGTTCTATATTTTGAATATAAGACCTATGCTACTCAAGTACATAAAATAAAGAAAACGTCTACCGGAGGTAGTAAAGCTATTGAAAAAAATGACACCTTTAATCCACCGGCTAATGATGACTTTGAAAAAGTTGATAGAGCTATAGAAGTAATATATGAAGGCGTTAAAGTTATAGGTAGTAGTGACATACTTAAGTGGGAACTTAAGAAAAATATGATAAGACCTAAAGCAGATACTACAAAAGCTCAAATGAGTTATGCTATCTGTGCACCTAGAATGTATGAAGGCAGAATAGAATCTTTAGTTAGTCGTATGACTAATTTTGCGGATATGATTCAACTGACACACTTAAAGTTACAACAAGTATTATCTAGAGTGGTACCTGACGGTGTTTATTTAGACGCTGATGCTTTAGCTGAAATAGATTTAGGTAACGGAACAAATTATAATCCTCAGGAAGCATTAAACATGTATTTCCAAACTGGTAGTGTTATTGGTAGATCAATGACGCAAGACGGTGATATGAACAGAGGAAGACTACCTATTACTGAATTAAATTCAAACGGTGGTAACAATAAAATAAACGCACTTATAAGTACATACAATTATTACTTACAAATGATGCGTGATGTAACTGGTTTAAACGAAGCTAGAGATGGCGGAATACCAGATAAGAATGCTTTAGTAGGTCTACAAAAAATGGCCGCAGCAAATTCTAACACAGCAACAAGGCACTTATTGCAATCAAGCTTGTATATAACCCTAACAATGGCAGAGTGTATTGCAATGCGTGTTTCTGATGTTATAGAATATTCACCGACTAAAGAGTCTTTTATAAAAACATTAGGTAAGTTTAATGTATCTACGTTAGAAGAAATGGCTAATCTGCATTTACATGATTTTGGTATATTCTTGGAATTAACACCAGATGAAGAAGAAAAAGCAAAGCTTGAAAACAATATACAAGTAGCCTTACAATCTGGTCAGATATATTTAGAGGACGCTATAGAAGTTAGAGAAGTGCGTAATATAAAATTAGCTAATCAGCTTCTTAAAATACGTAGAAAAAAGAAACAACAATTAGATCAAGAGCAACAACAAAGAAATATTCAAGCTCAAACGCAGTCTAATACACAATCTGCTCAAGCAGCGGCTCAAGCTGATATGCAAAAGCAACAAGCGCTAACAGAATCTAAAGCCCAGTTAGAGCAAATAAAAAATCAATTAGAAATAGCTAAGATGGAAAGAGAAGCAGCTATAAAGAAAGAATTGATGGAACACGAGTTTAATTTAAACATGCAACTACAAGAAATGCAGTTAAAGCAGGTAAATGACAAGGACAAGTTTAAAGAAGACCGTAAAGACGAAAGAACTAAAATACAAGCCTCACAGCAAAGTGAGCTCATAGATCAAAGAAAAAATAATGCGCCGCCCAAAAGTTTTGAATCCGCAGGAATGGATAACTTAGGTGGATTTGGTCTTGAGCAATTTGAACCAAGGTGATAAATTTTTAACTATTTAATTATATTATATTATGTCAGAACAAAACCAACCAATCGAAGAGGTTGTTGAAGACAACGTTGCTGAAACTAATGAAGCAGCGCAAACTGAAACACCTAAAGATGAAATCTCTTATAGAGAGATAAAAGAAGACGGGACTATTAAACTAGACCTAGGAAAATTAAAAGAATTTCAAACTAAAAACACAAATCAAGATGTACGGGAAAATGAAATCGTCAGCGAGAGCAACAACAAAGAAGAAAGTAGTAGCAAAAAAGAAAAAGAAGAAAGCAGCAGCGAAGAAGAAAGCATACTAGAAGAAGTATCTGATATTGAAGATACTCCAGTTGCAGTTCAAACTAATGAACCTGTTATTGAAGAAAAAGTAGAAGCTACACCTCAAAGAGCTTTACCAGAAAATATTGAAAACCTGGTTAAGTTTATGGAGGACACTGGCGGAAGCATAGAAGAATACGTTAGATTAAACGCTGACTATTCAAGCGTAGATGATACTGCGTTATTAAAAGAATATTACAAGTCAACAAAAAGTCATTTAGATAATGACGAAATAAGTTTCTTAATTGAAGATAACTTCTCATACGACGAGGATATTGACGATGAAAGAGATATTAGAAAAAAGAAGTTGACACTAAAAGAAGAAGTTGCAAAAGCTAAGAAATTTCTTAATGGTATGAAAGATGAGTATTACAAGGAAGTCAAGTTGGGTTCTAAGTTATCATCCGAGCAGCAAGAAGCTATTAACTTTTACAATAAGTACAACCAAGAACAAGCTACCACTAGTGAGGTTCAAAAAAAACAGTACAAGCAATTTGAGCAAAGTACCAATAATGTTTTTAACGAAAATTTCAAAGGTTTTGATTTTAAAGTAGGAGACAAAAAATATAGGTATAATGTAAAGAATGCAGGTGATGTTAAGAATTACCAAAGCGACATATCTAATTTTGTGAGGGAGTTCCTCGACGAAAATGATATGATGAAAGACGCTAAAGGTTATCACAAAGCTTTATATGCAGGTAAAAATATTGATAAAATTGTATCACATTTTTATGAGCAAGGTAAAGCTGACGCTATAAAACAAACCGCTATTAATTCTAAAAATATTGATATGGGTGCTAGAACTAATAAACCAGTTGTAGAAGCCGGCGGAATGAAATTTAAAGTGTTAGGTGGAGAGAATAGTTCAAAGTTGAAATTTAAAATAAAAAAATAAACAACTTAAAAAAACAAACAAATGGGATTTAACACATCTACAGGATTAGGTGGATCATTTTCACTAACTCCTATGCCAAGTCCAACAGTAAGTGATAA